GTAGAGCAACGGACTGAAAATCCGTGTGTCGACAGTTCGATTCTGTCCTGAGGCACCATTTGTATTCCATGCGGTTGTGGTGGAATGGCAGACACGCCATCTTGAGGGGGTGGTGAGCTAACGCTCGTGAGGGTTCAAGTCCCTTCAACCGCACCAAGCTGATTAAATAAGGGCTTACAGGTAATTCTGTAAGCCCTTATTTTTGTTTGACATCATAAAGTCTTGCGTGGTTTGACATCATTTTGACATCAGAATATTTTAGAAATACGTTCAACGATGTCATCTTCCATTTTAGGTGTCACGTGTGAGTAGGTATCCATTGTTTCTTGGAATGAAGCGTGTCCTAGGCGTTCTTGTATGGCTTTCATATTGGCCCCATTTTCGATGAGAAGGGTGGCGTGAGTATGTCTTGTACCATGCATAGTAAAAGATGGCTTGCCGATTAAATTGGCATACTTCTTACATAACTTGCTGACTTCATCAGGACAACGAGGACCGCCTTTTATACCAGGGAATACAAGGTTGTTATTAATCCAGTTCATAGTTTTAATTCTGCGCTTGTCTATGACTGTTTTATGCTTCATAAGCTCCTGGAGTGTTTCCGTATCAATGGCAATTATCCGTTTTGAGGATGTCGTTTTAGTTGTATTTGATATAACTGCAGTAGAACCAATTTTGAGAGCTGTTTGTGAAATGGATATAGTTGATTTCTTGAAATCAATATCTGACCATCGTAAGCCTAATAATTCAGACCGTCGCATACCTGTTGCAAATGCTAATTTAAAGAGTGCATGATGTTCTGTGTTCGATATATTCGATAAGAAATCTTTTACTTCATCTGCAGATAACGTTACCATATGACGAACTTTAACCTGTTTTGGTCGGTCTATGTTTTTCATATAGTTTTTAGGAATAATATCATCTTTTACCGCCTGCTCTAATATGGATCCTAGAATTGTCATGGTGTAGGATATAGTCCTTGATGACAATCCAGCCATTGATTCAAATACATATCGTAATGTATTAGGTTTAATTTCGGCTAACTTTACACCGCCGATTTTATCTCTGATATAGCGATTGATAATACCAGTATAACTTTGATAGGTGGCAGGCGTTATAGTCTTTTCCTTTAGTTGTAACCATATATTAATCCAGGTGTTTAATGAAATAGTATCATCGAAATTAGCACATGCTTGATTTGTATTTACATATTTCTCCATGGCTTCTATGGCTGCTTTCCTGGTGGTGCCATAAAAGAATTTACGCTTACCGTTGATGGTTTTCGATACCTGGTATCGTCCATCGGCTCTCTTTTTTGCCATAAAAATAACCTCCTAGGCCTAAATTTGGGTATATTAAATAAGCCTTAGAGGTTTTGTGGTATAATAATAGTGTTCTTTGGTATATACCTCTAAGGTGTGTATCATGGCCCCTATTCTGTTGGTAGCAGAGTAGGGGCTGTTTTTTATTAGTTTTGTGTTTTTGGTGTGTATTTACCAGTGCGTTGCGCATTCCCTAGGGCACCCATAGCTTCTAAATACCCATAAGTATTTGGTTGTAATTCAACGTGTTTAGGTTTCTTAATAAATGAATGGAATATAACTCTACCAGATCTACCATCGTAGAATGTAATTTCTATGATTTCCATTGTGATTGTATGATTTATAAAATCATAAGTAAATCGTTTAGTAGAGCTCGATATAGCAGTATCTCCAGTGTTATAGCCATATACGGGTAGAATGATTTCTAATTTGTTCCCATTGTCCTTTTCAGTCACTAAAGATTCAATAGGTATGAATTGAATTTCGCCCCTGGGATTTGGAATCTGCATATACCCATTATATGGATTTAACTCTTGAAATGTTACAGCCTGTACCGGTAATGTAGACATTAAAGCTAATGCAGCAATAATAATTAGTTTCTTCATGGTTTCTCCCCTTATGTGTAATTACACATTAAAATGATGATAAAAGTCGATGTTTTCTAATTCCGAATCATCTATATGTGACCTACGAACCATTTGTTCGACAAGGTTTACATGTTCATCTATGTAAAAATCATCATTAATAATATGCATTAATTCATGCTTAATTTCCTCTCTCATGCGATCATGAGGGAGGTTTTTATTTATATAGATATTATGAGTATCTACATCTTCACATTCCTCTGACACAGCATTGGCATGTGGTAAGTCGCAGTAAATCAAATTTACAACCAACTATAACACTCTCCCTTGTGTATTTACTTATGTTTTAGTTTTAGCAGTTCTATATATTCAACCGCTTTCTCCATGTCCTCTTTAGACATATCTTTAGCAGCAGAGAAGAGCATGCGTGCACCTGGTCTAGTCCGTAAGTACTCCGCGAACTCTGCCGCTTCAAGGTCATCATAATATCCTTCAGTAGGCTTGGGTTCTCTTGATTGTTGGGAATCAGTCCAACCCATTAAATATGCAGGTGTAGTGTTAAGAGCTTTAGCTAATGGTTCAAGAACGTCAATTGGCATGTTCTCAATATCCCCATTTTCATATCTATATATAGTAGCTCTGTTTTTATTTAACATCTTAGCCAATGCATCCGCTGTATACCCTAATTCTAATCTTCTTTGTTTTATACGTTCTCCGATTCTCATGGGAAGCCTCACTTTCTAGTTATTTACATAATACAATACAAATCGCAAAAATGCAACAATTTTTCTTAAAATATTTATAAAATCGCATAAAATGCGAAAAATATTGTTGACATGCATTGTTCAATGGGTTAATATCAAATCAGAAGTTGTCGCATAAAAGCGACTTGAAAGGGGGTGTAATTTATGAACACTAGAAAATTAAAAGCTAAATTAGTAGAAAAGGATGTATCTATTGCAGATTTAGCAACGATATTAAACGTCGATAAATCGACTGTTTATAGGAAGTTTAATAAGTCAGGAGAGGCGTTTACGGTTAGTGATGTAGATAAAATTGCGAAAGCATTATGCCTAACTTACAACGATATCAATGAAATTTTTTTTGCCAATATAGTCGCATAATATGCGACTTATGAAAGGAGATTATCATGACAAAAAATACAATTTTGAATACTGATATGTTTACAAAAATCGTTATTAAAAACGAAGATGACGATACAGTAGTCGCTGTTATTACTGCTGATGATGTTGAACCGGCACCGCATTATATTGCTGTATTAACTCCTAAGTATAAGTAGCCTTTTAGTGAATGAAATATTAATAAGGAGGGCTCAATGGATAGAAGCAAGCTATGTATCACTGTCGATGAAGCTGCGGAAATGGCAAGTGTAGCACCTGCAGTGATTCGCCAATGGGCGGAAGACTTTGATTTTCCGTCCATGAAAATCGGACAGCGTGGCGGTAAACGCTTAATTCATTTAGATTCGTTTAATGCCTGGTTAGCTAAACGATGCCAAGCAAGAATAGGGGAATAGGTATGAAAATGTTTTTAATTGCACTAGCAGCTTGCATGGTGTTTATTTTGGAAGGGTCCGATATTCAGGGATATGACCTTTCAGATGCAGCATTATATTTAAGCTTCATCGCATCACTAATCTTGTTGTTATATACAGCATTTATTGAAAGGAGTGAATGACATGCAATCTATCATACAGGCAATGTTTTTTGTTGCATTGATCATGAGCGTATGTGCATTAATTAGTAGCATATTCGTACTAATGATGATTTAGTAGGTGCTACATGAAACGAGTTACATGTGCTAAGTGTGGAGTTAAATTAATTCCATATACTTACAGTTACATTTATGACGAGATAAATCGTAAGGCAATTAGAGTATGTAAGCATTGCCACGATGAACATATTCGCCGTAAAAGTAAAAATGCTCGCACTCACGGTAATGAGTAACGAGCAAAGATAAAAAATATCCTATATAAATTATACCAGATAAGGAGATAAAATGCCTGAAATAAAAGCAATAAAACATAAAGCTACTGTAAATGCATTTGACTTTAATTTCTTTGCAGATAACAAAGGCAAGCACGAATCATTACAAAAGGTAGCGATAGTGACTACAAACAGCTATATCAAGCTTTCAATGCCGGCTTACAGAAAGTTAAAAGGCCCTGAGTATTTTAAGGTGGGTATAGATATTAACAACAAAGTCATTTGTGTGGCTCCTGCGCTTGCAACAGAGCCATATGTAATTAAACCAACAGCAGTACAAATTGAAAGAAATACTATTTATATATCAAAAAGTCGTAGCGTAATTCGTAAACTCCAGGAAATTGGAATTCCTAAAATTGTTGAAGGCAAATTAGTTGATGATGAATTACTGTTTAAATTTTAAGGAGAAACTATTATGGAAAATCAAAATATCTTAACAATTAAATTCAATACATTAGATGATTTAGCAGTACAAGTAGCAGATTGGCATGAACGATTAAATCATGAATGCTGTGGTAATTGCCATGACAGCAAAGCGCCTGAAGTAACAGTTTGTAAAACTATCGATGTAGAGGCTGTAGAATCTAAAGTTGAACCTAAAACGGCAAAGGCTGAAAAAGCTGAAGTAAAGGAAGAAAAAGCACAAACTAAAGCGGAAGAAAAGCAAGAAATCCCTGTGACAGACTTCGAAGGTAATACACAAAAAACGAAAAATGAAGAAAAGGTTGAACCAGTAGCAGAGCCTAAACTTGCTGAAGCAACAAAGGTCGAAGAACAGACTCCAGTAGAAAGTTCTCAACAAGATACAGAAATAGACGTTGCTGCTGAACCTGTAGATAAAAAAGCCTTTTATAAAGAATTCCGTGCATGGATGGGCGAAGATGGGGTAAAAGCCAAAAAAGCACTTGCAATTTTTAGCAAGCATGGTGTGGCTCGTCCATCTAGTGACGCTTTAACGGATGATCTCATCACCGATTTAAAATCCATCATGGCAGAGAAGGAGGCTTAAATATGGCTAAGCAACAATTTAAGAGCCAAGCAGACATATGTAAAAAGTCGCTAGACATATTACATAAGGCAATTGAAATGGATCCTGGTAACGCCGAAGAGTACCAAGCCGGTATCGCATATACAGAAGGTGTTATGAAAGCATCTAATGCGATTGTAAAAGCCTTTGATGTGGTCGAGCCTTCTAAGTCAGCTACTCCTAAGGATAAAACGGAAAATGCTGCAAAGGAAGACAAGCCAAAGCGTACACGTAAGACTAAAACAGCTAAAGAACCTGCACTAGTTGATAGCGACCCAACTGCAGATAAAACGCAACCAGCGGTTGAGCCTAGCACAGAAGAAAATTCGAGCATATTTGCTATGTTCGATGATTAAGGCGGTGGCGTTCTGTGGAAACTGTGTCAAGTTTATATATCAGTAAAATGTTCGATAGCATCATAATCGAAAATGGCTATGATGCTTCGTATACCACAATCCATCACTGCGATTGTGGGCATACGTTCGGTGGCAGTTGGAATAGAAAATACAATATGGGAAGAGGATATTATACTGCAGCTAAGTACTATACTTGTCCGAATTGTGGCATTCATTCTAACCCATTTACGCATAAAGTTTTATTGGCCAACAGTGAGCATGAAGTGGTTCCTGAAGAGATGCAGATTGACGTTCTAAGTTATAAGAACTTTATTGATTTACGAATACGATATAAAGGCATCCAGTTATATTGGGATGGCACATCAAAGGTCGGCTCTTACAAAGAAATCTTGCGATTTGACTTTAAAAATAAACAGGCTGTTTATATTAATGAACGCAAAAACAAATTCTCTTTGACGATTGATTATATCCGTGATCATGAAAGACCAATTATGAAGGTGCTTAAATATATTGGCAAATCTTATGCGGTGCACGATGTTAATAAATCACGTTTAGCTCATCTATTTAAAGCATTGCGTCTCGAGTTTGAAAAGCGCTTAACAGAACAGTGTGGATATAAGGTAAAAGGTGTTTATATCCCGCACTCAATTGATGAATATGGAGGATATGGTCTTTCTATGTTAGTCAATATGGCATTAAAACTTTCTGCACCTGATATGCCTCCTATTACCAAACTGATTAAAAGCAATATCAAATGGGGAGAGTTTTATTGGCGCTGTACAGCTTGTGATATTCCGTTTAATGATGAAATATTAACTATGACTAAAAAAGGAATAGGCTTTCTTGAAGCGTTACGGATTTATCACAAATCACCTAATAGTAAACTATTGCGCAGCATGATGGTCGAAGATCCTATGATTGTTAAACTATCCGATATGCTAGGTGTTTTTAAGGATGAAAACAACCGTAGGACAATATTAACTCTTAAGCGGGATAAAGACTTAGATAATGAATCTGCAAAAATATTTGACGCTAGCCATTTTGGTGAATGTATGGGGGTCAAATCCTTTAAAATCAGGAACATGTGGATTAAACTTTCTAAACGCTATGGGGAACGTAATTTATTAAGGTATCTGTTAAATGCTGAATCGTCAGATATTAAGGATACCGTTAATATGTATAGTCAAATAAACAGGGAGTATATATCTCAAGTTTGGAACACTGACTGTAAGTTAAAAGACTTCCATGATGTTGTAGTTAATATTTACAACAAACAAGAGTATGGCGACGTAATGCTTCCGGAAGTCCCTCAGCTACAAGCTGACGTGAATGGAATGCATTTTATGGTTCCAAAAACAGCAGCCGATTTAATGACTGCAGGTAAACGGTTAAAAAATTGCGTTGGATCATACCGAGATAGAGTCATGAAAGGAACTACTGCAATAGTGGTAGTTACCGACGATGCTATGAAGCCCATTGCGTGCCTGGAATTGGCTAATAAGGGCAAGAAGAAAGGTCGTCAAATATTCGATTTAGTGCAGGCGAAACTCTTTGCCAATGAAAAGCTTAAAATGAATGCTCAAATTAATTCGACGGTAATGCAATGGGCTAATCAATTACAGATTGAGCCGCATACCATTGATGTGGATGCTAGTGTTGTGTAAAAGGGGAATCTTATGAAATTAACTAAACTGGAAATACTAAATTTTAAAGGGCTGAAATCATTTGAATTAAATTTAAATGGCGACGTCGTGATTCGTGGCGACAATGCTACAGGCAAAACAACATTGTTTGACTCAGTGTGTTGGTTGCTATTTGGCAAAGATAGCTTAGATAGAGCCGACTTCGAAATCAAAACATTGGATGGTGGCGAGCCAATTCATAAAGTTAATCATGAAGTAACAGGCACCTTTACTTTAGACGAAGGTGGAACGATTGAACTCCAGCGTATTTATAGAGAGAAGTATTCATCTCCACGTGGCGGTGAAGTTACTTTAACAGGCCATACGACAGATTATTTTGTCGATGGCGTACCTAAGAAAGAAAAAGAATACAAGGAAATAGTTAGTTCGCTTGTTGATGAAAGTATCTTTAAATTGATTACTAATCCTTTGTATTTTAACGAAACGTATTCCTGGCAAAATAGACGCAAACTATTACTTGAAATGTGTGGCGATATCTCAGATGAAGATGTCATCGCAAGCCATGATGATTTAAAAGCGCTAACAGATATCTTATCCGGTCATAGTGTGGATGATCATCGGAAGGTAGTTGCATCTAAAAAAGCGACTATCAACAAAGAATTGGATATGCTGCCAGTTCGAATTGATGAGGCTCTACGAGGTAAACCTGAAGTAACTGCTGATCCGGAAGTGCTACGAATTAATATCGATACCTTGAATGCCGATATTGAAAAACTTGAAAACGATAAGGCTTTGTTGCAGAATAGACATTCTATTGTTGATAAGCGAGCAGAATTAAAAAATGTGCAGCGCAAGATAATGGCTCGTGAAACCGAATTGCAAATGGACTATAAAAAACAATGCGCAATAAAATCTAATGAATATGGTGCTGTTATAGCTGAAATTAATCGTTTAACCGCTAAGATTGAGGATACAAAGCGCCGTATAGATGAATCAGCAACAACAATCAATCTTATTCAAGGCTTAATTGGGGAATTAACTATTCAACGAAGTCAGATTAATGCAGAAACATTTGTTGCGGATATTGATGATCATTGTCCAACCTGCGGTCAAAAACTCCCTGCAGAGCAAATTCAAGACGCTTATGCTAAGGCAGAAGTGAATTATAATCTCAAAAAGTCTAAGCAATTAGAAGAGATTGAACACTCTATTGCTCTGAAGGAGCAGGATATTGAAGGCATCAAAAAGCGTGATGCTAATTTAGAGCCTATTGAAACGTTAGAGGCTCTTATTAAAGCAAAAGAACTCTTAAGGGGAACTATAGCTGAAGAGCTTGAGAAACTAACTGCGCCAGTCCTTGATGATGATTCTGAGTATGCAAGCTTAAAAGCTGAGGAGTTTATGTTGCAAATGGCGATTGACGAAGATAACTCGGATCACTCGGAAGAAATTGCTGAACTCGAGATTAAAATATCAGCTAACAAAACAGAACGCATGAAGCTAGAACAGGAACTCAACAAATTTGCTGAAATTAAGCGTGTTGATATACGTGTGTCTGAACTCGAGGCAAAGCAAGCTGAATTATCCGAAGAAAAAATGAAACTTGATGAAGCATCTTATTTGATGGATGAATTCGTCAAAGCCAAGGTAAATATGCTGGAAGAAAGTATTAATGCAAGGTTTAAATTAGCGCGGTTCAAGATGTTTAACGTCATGTTGAATGGCAACGTCGAAGAATGTTGTGAAACCACCTATAAAGGGGTGCCATACCGCAGCATGAACAACGCAGCACGTATTAATGTAGGCTTAGACATCATTAACGCATTGACTAGCTATTTTAAAGTTAGTGCTCCGGTGTTTATCGATAATGCCGAAGCGGTGACTGAGTTTGTTCCTGTAAATAGTCAAACAATTAAGCTCGTTGTTGATGAATCAGAACCACAATTAGTGGTTAAGGAGGTGTGAATATGACTAACTTACAAATTTTTAATAATGATAGGTTTGGACAAGTCCGGATTGTTCCGGTAGATGGCGAATTAATGTTTGTCGCTAAGGATTATGTGGATAAAATCTTATCTAGTAAATCCTGCTTAACCATCACACAAATTGCCGCTGACTACGGTATGAGTGCTCAAGAACTAAATAAGATTTTGCACGAAGCTGGTCTACAACGTAAGGTCGGTGATCAATGGATTCTCTACAAGCAGCATATGTCAAAAGGCTTCACTAAATCCGAAACTTTTACATTCTGCAGAAGCGATGGTCGCCTAGACTCTAAAATCACAACTAAATGGACTCAAAAAGGTCGTTTAGAAATTCACAATATTTTATCCAATTTAGATATCCACGCTGTATGTGAAAACGTGGCATAGGAGGTACATAATGGGTGAAGTAACAAAAGCGCAAACTCAAACACCATCTCTTAAAACTATGGTGTCTAGTGAGTCAGTAAAGAAACGTTTTAATGAAATCTTGGGTAAAAAATCAGCGGCCTTTGTGTCCAGTTTGATTTCTGTATCTAATAATAATGAACTTTTATCAAAAGCAGACCCTACTACAGTTATTACTGCAGGTGTGATGGCAGCTACTTTGGATCTTCCAATCAATCAAAACCTGGGGTTTGCCTATATCGTTCCTTTCTACAACAGTAAAAAGAAAATTAATGAAGCTCAATTTCAAATGGGTTACAAAGGGTATATCCAGTTGGCCATGCGCACAGGTCAATATAAGACCATTAATGCTAGTGAAATTTACGAAGGCGAAATTAAACACCATAACAAACTTACTGGCGAGTTCGAATTAGGAGAGCGGACTGGTGATAACGTAGTTGGTTATATTGCTTATTTCAAGCTCATTAATGGCTTTGAAAAGTATTTATATATGTCTAAAGAAGAAGCTGAAGCACACGCTATAAAGTACTCACAAACATACAAAAGGGGCTTTGGCCTTTGGAAAACTGACTTTGACGCCATGGCCATTAAAACAGTACTCAAACGTTTGCTAAGTAAATATGGCATTTTATCTGTTGAAATGCAGAGTATGGCTAATGCAATTTCTGTCGATGGAGCGGTAATTCGTGATAATAATGGCGAGCTTACCCCTGATTTCGAAGGTGAAACTATCGATGTTCAATCTGACGTAGCAGAAACAATCGCTAATAATGCAAATTCTGAAGCCATTGACATTGAACCTGGTTCTGCCAGTGAATTCGTTAATCCGGAAACTGGAAAAGCAGTTAATATGTTTGGTGATTAATTGTGATTAGTATTCAAGCATTCGGTAGTAGCTCAAAAGGGAACTGCTACCGAATCAAAACCTCAACTAATGGTGATGAACTACTACTAGATGCAGGGTTATCCTTTAAAGAAATCCAGCGGTATTGTCGATTTAATTTCTTACATCTATGTGGCACATTGCTAACGCATCAACATGGAGACCACAGCAAGGCTGTAAATGATCTATTAAAGCTAGGTCACCGGGTATATATGTTAAAAGATACTGCAGACGCATTATATGTAGCAGGACATCATAAAGCTATCTATATTACGCCTAAGGTCCAATTTACGATAGGTAATTTTAGTATTCTACCATTTGAATTAGAACACGACGTGCCCAATGTCGGATTTTTGATTTCTGATGGTGAAGAGAAACTGCTATATATTACCGATACCTATTATTGTAGGTACACATTTAAAGATGTTGATCACATCATGGTTGAATGTAACCATTCTTATGAAATTCTAAATCAACAAGTAGAAGCTGGTTATTTAGATGAAAAGCGAATGGAACGGTTAATCCAATCTCATTTTTCACTAGAAAATGTAATTAAATTTCTAAAATCAATGGACCTAACTAAGTGTCAAGATATACGACTACTACATTTATCTGATAGTAACTCAGATTCAGAAATATTTAAGAAAGCTGTTCAAGCTGCTACTGGCAAGTTAGTAATCGTAGAACAAGAAAGGAGTCCCTTATGATTATTAAATCAATAGCAATCACAGATAACGATATCAGCATTGCGTATCAAAAACCATCTGCTACAGGGTTAACGGATGTATTCACGCTAAAATCTAAGGATGATCCGCGTCCTGAACTGCTGCAAGCATTCAGCAAACTGCAGTCTATTGTGAAGAAGAATTTTGAATTCCTGGAAGAATTTAAAATTCCATTTTTGGTAAATACATTCAAATTCAAGTATGGCGACATTGAAGGTCTTATTAACAAGGTTGGTGTTGAAGGTATCGTGTCTGATATGAATACACCTAATGAATTTAAATTTAAAACGGACTGGTTAAATGTTGAATATGCAGACTCTACATTTGCTATCTCCGTTCAAGATTTAATCGATGAATGTATTAAGTTCATTATGGGACGTCGAGCCCAGGATAGTTTATTTAACGACAGTGAAGAGTGATATAAATGGCGAAAAACCAATCCTACTATTTTAGTCATGACATCAATGCGAGCAATGATCCTAAAATCGCTGCTATGATTTCAGAATTAGGAATGATTTCATATGCCTGGTGGTGGATATTGATTGAAAAATTAGCCGCAGCAGATGACTATAAATTGCCACTAAAAAAATATACATTCGTCGCTTTGGATAATGAATTAATGATGAGTAATGAACAAATTTTAACAAGTGTTCAACAAGTGTTCAACAAAAATCAACACGTGTTGGAACAAAATTCAATGTGTTCATTTTGTTCATTTTTGTTAATTTATTTGTTGATTCATGATTACGAATTATTGGACTGTGATGACGAATATTTTTGGTCACCTAGCTTAATTCGAAGATTTGAATTCAAAAAGGTGAAAGAGGAAACTATCCGCGAAAAACGTAGGTTGGCGGGTCTTAAAAGTGCGGAGTCTCGCAAAGCAAAAAAACAAAATTTAACACATGTTCAACAAAATTTAACACATGTTCAACAAAATCAACTAATAAAAGAAAAGAAAAGAAAAGAAAATAATATAGAGAGAGATACGCGCGCGCGTGAAGATGAAAATCCTATATCTATATTTGAAGATGATGAAGTAAAAAATAAACCCATTTACGATTTGTACATGAAAGCAATCGGAGATGTATCACCTGTCATTAAAGACCGATTAGATGATCTAGTTGAGTCTTATGGGAAGGAACGAGTTATTATTGCTATCAATACCACAGCGGATAATGGAGGTAATAGCATCAAGTATGTTGAAACTGTCACGGCAGGGAATCTAAAGAAGGAGGTGCAAAAAGATTTTGGAACAAGTAAACATAACGGAAATGCTAGAAACGTTTCTCGAAAAAATGAAGAAGTCGACTGGCAAGCAGAATACGAGAGAGTCCATGGTAAAGGATGAGTTCTTTTACCCGGTCTACGATGAACCAGTAGTCATTCGAACAAACGTCAATACCACCTATGCCGCAGTCGGAATACCGAAGCGGTATTATGATATGGACTTCGACTGGTTACGCAAACATGGTAGCTTTCCAAAAGAGAACACTGAAGCTTACGATGTAGTTAAAAAGTACTCTGATAATCTGAAAACTAATCTTGATTCTGGCAAGGGCCTCATATTAAGGGGCCCAGCTGGCACTGGCAAGACATCGATTGCGGTGAGTATCTTGAAACAAGCTATGGCATTAGATAAAGGATGCCTCATGATTTCGATGCCTAACTTATTAGATACCATGCTTACCTTATCTAAAGGTGACAATGTGGCTTATCTAAGCTTTGAGCAAAAACTGCGGAATATCCCATTGTTATTGCTCGATGACTTTGGTGCGGAGTATTCCAAGTCTGATTGGGTACCGTCTAAAGTCGAAAGCATCATTATTGATCGCTACAACCGGATGAAACCTATAATTCTTACGACGAATTACAGCGATGCCTGGACTGAAAAGAATTATAGTCAAAGGGTGTATGACCGCCTACGTGGTGAATATGCTGTGGCTATATTCAATGGAGAGTCTCACCGATGAGAATCGTATTGCGATGTCAGTTCAGGTTTAGGAAGAAAACCCATGACCGGTTCCCAACATTGAATGAGTATATTGACTGTGAACGTGGCTCAACTATAGCAGCGGCAGCCATGAAGAAGAAATGCACTGAGCAGGTTAAGGAACAATGCTTATCACAGGATGTACAGCCTGTTAAAGGAAAAGTAGACCTACTGTTTGAATGGCACTCATCAACTAGGCATGACCCTGATAACGTAGCGTTTGCTAAGAAGTTTATTCTTGATGGATTGCAGCTGGCAGGTGTACTAGAAAACGATAATCGAAAGTTCATCGGAACTATGGCTGATGAGATCATTCAAGATGATGAAGACTATGTAATCTTACACATCACAAAAAATATGGGGATATTCTTGTGGTTATAAAATTAGTGGAGGTATAAAATGACTGTTAAAGAGTTAGAAGAAGCCTTGAGCAGAGTAGAAAACAAAGATATTGAAGTTATAATGTATGACGAAATGTTTGGCGGTTCCAAAATAGAGTATGTTATTCATCAACCGGAAGAGCCAAGACTAAATTTTAAAGAACGTGTAGAACTATTGATTGGATGTGAGATTGATGCTAGTCGAAGATAAGGATAAATGGTGTTGGGTCGATGACTATGGAAATGCAGGTGAGCCACAAGATACAATACAAGAGGCTATCGATGATCTTATGGAGTATGAACCTGATTTAAAAGAGACATGGCTCACAGATGAATATGAACGAGTTGTGAGAATAGGGCATCCTAATTATTATACTCCACAAGTTGATGCAGAACGAGTGATTGAAGACATTATCAATTATGATATTGATGATGAAATAGCTGAATGGGCTTGTGATTATTTATCAAATGTTAAGACTGAACATCTTGATGAGCTGAGCACAGCATTAACAAAGGTATTCCGTGAATGGGAAAAGAAATATGGCTATAAAAATAAAGGTCATGTGGTTTTAGAAACAAAATCGTATCCTGTTGATAGCAAAGGCAGGCTTATTGTAGTGTAAATACTGATTATATTTAATTATTTCTTGTGAAGCTGGTATACAAATTCGGACTAAAACAAAATCTACAGTAGAAGGGGGAAACATATTTGAATGAATATGATATTGAGAAAATCACAAGGTTGGCCACAGAGGTGGCAACCAAAACTTACTATGAATTAGCTAAACAAGAAAATGCTCAACTCGGTCGTAAACTTCGACACAATACGATCAAGTTATTAAAGCATTACAGTCAGCTACAGTCCTATGTAGACAATGCTATTTCGGATTCGACACAAGCCGAGGATATTTGGCTCAACGAACTGTTAGTTGATATGTTTGACGACAACAGCATAGTAAGGGTAAATGCTATTATTAAGAGCAAAGAAAAAACAGCATTGATGATGAGACATGTGAACAATATGCTAGATATCTATGCGGAAAAGTGCAACACAAAGCAATTTAAGTATTGTGAGTGCATGCGCAGATATTATATTAATGGGGAGACGCTAGAGCAGATAGCTGAATCCTTTCCTGAAAAGCCAGATGTTCGTACCATTAAACGCTACATCGCTAGAGGAATTGAAGAACTATCCGTATTGCTCTGGGGCGTTATTGGGTTGAATACAAAAATAGCTTAATGAAATTGTCCCAAAACTGTCCTAGACGTGTCCTTCTTGACAATTTATAATGATAGTGTGAGTAAATGGGAAAACAAATACTCTATCTCTCAACGACACAGTGAAACCTAGAACACTAAAACGAAAAGACCACTTAATCTATAGGGTTAGGTGGTCTTTTTATATGGAAATTTAAGGAGGCGAGGTGAATACGATTGACTGATGTGTATTGTGAAAAGAGACGATGCTTAAACAATGTTAAGGGGTGGTGTAAAGCAAACGGCATTCATATTGATCATATGTGTAAATCGTATGCGCCATCACATTCGTTAGTAAAGACAAAAACCGCAAAGGTTCATAAGGAATGCGGTAAATATAAGCAAAACAAAGGAGTGCTGAAATAATGGCAGATAACATTATGATCCATTGCGCGTATACAGATTTAGTAGATATTGCCTCTGTAGTTCCAAACCCTAGAAATCCTAACTACCATAGTGATAAGCAAGTAGAGTTGTTAGCCAAAGTGATAAAAGCACAAGGTTGGCGAGCTCCGATTACGGTAAGTAACCGTTCTGGTTTTATTGTAAGAGGCCATGGGCGGTTAATGGCTGCACAATTATTAGGACTAGATACTGTACCAATTGACCGGCAGGATTATGAAAGCGAAGCTGCAGAGTATGCAGACCTGATTGCAGATAATAGAATCGCCGAATTATCAGATATCGATAATACCTTATTAGGAGAGTTATTAGCTGATACGGGAGATTTTGCTGAGTTCACAGGTTATTCTGACGATGATATAGCTAGCCTATTAAACCAGGTAATGGCAGATGAAGTCCATGAGGATGATTTTGATGCAGAAGAAGCCATCAAATCAATTAAAGAACCTGTGACAAAGTTCGGTGATGTATGGATGTTAGGCGAGCATATGTTACTGTGTGGTGATTCGACAAAGACAGAATCTCTTAGTTGTCTACTGGGGGGGGACGTTGTTGATATGGTATTTACAGACCCACCGTATAACGTGGCTTATGAGGGTGGTACAAAGGAAGCCCTTACCATCCAAAACGATAATATGTCAGATGCTGAATTTGATATATTTCTTGATGATGTATTCGCTTTGGTTAACAAAGCATTGAAACCTGGTGGCGCGTTTTATATCTGTCACTCTGATAGCTGTGGAGGTCAATTCAGGCGTGCAATTCGTGATAATGATTTACTTATCAAACAATGCCTGATTTGGGTTAAGAATACATTTGTAATGGGGCGCCAAGATTACCAGTGGAAACATGAACCAATTCTATATGGATGGAAACCTGGTGCTAGTCATAAGTTTTATGGTGGTAGAAAACAATCTACTGTGATTGATGACAATCTTCCTCTTGAAATTGAAAAAGATGGGGATGACTATATTCTTCATTTTTCTAATGAAACGGACCATATTGTAGTAAGAGTGCCTGGCTATGAAATAGAAGTTAATAATGGTATTGAGTGTGATTCTATATGGCGCTTTAATAAGCCATTAAGAAATGGCGAACATCCAACGATGAAACCTATTGCATTATGTGCACAAGGAATTAAGAACTCATCCAAACCTGGAGAACTTGTATTTGAACCGTTTGGTGGTTCAGGTTCTACATTGATTGCCTGCGAACAAACAAAGCGCAGATGTAGATGCATCGAATTAGATCCTAAATACTGCGATGTAATAGTAAAGCGATATATCGAATTTATTGGAAATAATAAAAATGTACATGTGATTAGAAATGGGCAACGCTTAGAATTTTCTGAGGTTGCCCAATAGTTTTTTGTAAACAACATGAATTGAGTGAGGTGGTGCTGCCATGTGACGACACATCAGCAAGCGCACAAGGACTACCTAAACGGCATGAAGTATAAGGATATTGCCGAAAAGTATGGGGTGTCATTGGCGACTGTTAAATCGTGGAAGACACGCTATGGGTGGTTCCGCGATACATCAAAAAAAAGTATGCATACAAAAAATAAAAGTACGCATACAAGAAAACGAGGGGGCCAGCCTGGTAATCATAATGCACTATACAATGCTGGTGGTGCGCCTAAACAAAATCAAAATGCTGTTAAGCACGGATTGCTAGCGAAATATTTACCAAAAGAAACTTTAGACATTGTTATGGAAGTCGAGGAATCAAGCCCTATTGATATTCTATACATGAACATAAAAGTTCAATTCGCACGTATTATCAGAGCGCAAAAGCTGATGTATGTTGAGGGAATAGAAGACCATACACGGGTTACTGAAAACAGGACAGAGGTTACTATTGACCCAGCTAAAGGAACCAGTCGATCTGTTACTAAAACAGATAAGGTTATTTCTTCGGTAGATAAAGAAGTAGTATTTATGAAGGCCCAATCAGTGGCAATGGCCACTTTAACTAAAATGATTCAGCAATATGACGTTATGTGTCGAAGTCCACTGGCCACAGATGAACAACGAGCAAGAATTGATAAGATTCGCGCTGAAGTTGCCAATATTTCCATGGGGAATCGGACTATTGATATTAATGTAAATCATAACCCATTAGCTGGCTTAAGTACTGAAGAAATTAGAAAAGTTATTGAAAAAGAGGATAGATAATATGGAATTCACACCGGCTGTTGTACAGGAGTTCAAGTATGAACTTGCTAGACGTGAATTCTTTTATTTTTGCCATCTATTAGAGGGTGACTTTTATGAATATGACCGTCAATATTTAGTAGATTTGTGCGATGCATTACAAGATTTTTATGAGGGCGATATTTACAATGTTCTTATTCTTAATTTGCCACCACGACATGGTAAGAGTCGCACAGCACAGAATTTGTCAAAATGGGTGCTTGGTAAAAATCACAAAGAAAAGGTGATGACTGGATCTTACAATGCGACTTTATCCAAGACATTTGCCAAGGGAGTGCGAAATGCAATCAAGGAAGTTAAGGCTGATGAGACTATAACGGTTTTCTCAGATGTATTCCCTGGGGTTGAAATTAAAGAGGGCGATGGAGCAGCTCATATGTGGTCTTTGAAGGATGGTTATAATAGCTATTTAGCTACATCCCCTGACGGTTCATCTACAGGCTTTGGTGCGACACTCTTAATAATTGACGACATCATTAAAAACGCTGAAGAAGCCTATAATGAAAACGTCAAAGAGTCACATTGGAGTTGGTTTACAAACACAATGCTCTCTCGATTAGAAGAGGGAGGAAAGATTATCATAATCATGACACGATGGGCTTCAGATGATTTGGCTGGGCGCGCTATTGAGCATTTCAAAGATGATCCTAAGTTCAAATCTAAAGTGATTATGATGAAAGCGGTCCAGGAAGATGGTAGCATGCTATGCCCGGAAGTACTGTCAAAAGACAGCTATTTATCTAAAATTAGAGCAATGGGCGAGGATATTGCATCAGCCAATTACCAACAAGAGCCTATTGATATAAAAGGCAGGCTATATTCTTATTTCAGCACCTATGATGATATTCCTAGGGATGATAAAGGCTATCCACTATTCTCTGCAGTGAAGGCTTACGTAGACTCTGCAGATACCGGCGACGACTTCTTATGTGGCATTGTGTATGGGGTATATAAAGACTATGCATATGTGTTAGATGTATTGTATACAGATGCGCCTATGGAAATTACTGAAGAACAAACTGCAGATTTAATAAATCGAAATGGTGTAAATATTGCTGATATAGAGTCTAATAATGGTGGACGTGGTTTTGCTAGAAATGTTAAACGGATACTAAAAGAAAAGTATCCAGGCAATCGAACAAAAATTACTGCATTTCATCAAAGTAAAAATAAGGAAGCTAGAATATTATCAAATTCAACACAAGTTATGGATTATGTTTTATTCCCAGTTAACTTTAAGGACCGTTGGCCTGAATACTATACATCCATGTATAAGTATCAGCGCAAAGGTAAAAATGCACATGATGATGCTCAAGACGCAACGACAGGCGTTGTTGAACGTTTGAATGCGCCTGTTATTAAGTCCATTAATTCCAATATTTATTAGGAGGTTAATTTATTCATGTATATTAGCAGCGAACAGAAATATGCATATAAGCTGTTGCATGATGCATATTATGGTTCTGGGCTATTTTCATTAGGGAGAGGATTAAAGCAGCACCCTAGAGAAAGCCTAGATAATTATAATTTCCGAAAGATGCTATCAAGTTATTCTAATCATATTGCACCTATCGTTAATGCTAACGTTGACCCAATTTTCAATGATGAGATTAGACGTGAGTACAATTCTACAGCAAAATTTGATGTATTTTTGAAAAATGCTGATAGATTAGGGACATCATTACAAGAATATATCCAACAGCAAGCTATAATAGCAAAGCTGTATGGGGTTGTTTATATTATCGTCAATAACGAGTCTGAATTTGGTGCGAGTGTTGCCGATAATGTGAAAGATAGACGACTTCCTTACTTACTATCTGTTGAGCCTGCTGATGTAACAGGTTGGAAATTGGATAATGAGGGGCGTATTATTCGTTTTGAATATAAAGAGTCAATCATTGATGATAATGGTGGGACAAAGATTATTTATCACGAGTGGACCGATACCGATTGGAAAATTCGAGATAAAGGAAAAGGCGTTATTGCAGAGGGCGAGCATAATCTCGGTCGTGTGCCTGTAGTCCAATGGTTTGGTCGTAGCACTAAAAAAACTACAGTATTACCTCATCCAGAGTTTTACTCATTGGCGCAAAAGAACTATCGCCTATATCATTTAGATAGCTTATTAACGCAAATACTTAACTCTCAGACATTCTCTACTTTAACAATGCCATCAGATGAAAGCGTTGAGGATCTAACCCTTGGGGTCAATAATGTATTGTTGTATCCATCTGAGTCTAGCCATCCGCCAGCATATATTGCTCCGGATAAGGGACCAGCTGAGATTATCATGAAAGAAAAAGACTCCGAAATTAAAGAGATGTACCGCATCGGTGGTGTTGATTCTGTAGTAGGAGTTCAGCAAGAAAAATCCGGCGTGGCAAAGCAATGGGCGTTTAAACGAACCAATCAGCGACTGGCAAATTTTGCAGTACAATGCGAAAATGCGGAAAAAGCAATTATTGAACTATATGAATTGTGGACAAATGAGAATTTGTCATATAAATGTGAGTATCCAAGAGACTTCGATATTAATGATGTAGCTGATGTATTATCGCAGGGGCAACAAGCATTAGATCTTGGATTTAAATCTAAAACCTATTATGCGGAAGTTGTTAAAAGAGTTCTCGACGGTTATATGCCAAATATCGATGACAAGGTTTATGACGATATTATTAAAGAAATTGAGGATTCAACGCAACAAGACGTCCTTGATGTCACGTATTCAAATAGTAGTGAGGGCGATGATGTAGATGAATAAGCCTACAGAACAAACCATTCAGGATACTATAGATAAGTTTGAAAATGAAATTCGACGACTATTGGAAGCTGGTTACGCCCCACAAACTGCAGTACGAAAAGCGTATAATAAATACCCCGTTATGGATGCCATGCGGGGTGTTTTAATATCTGAATTAATTCGTGAATGTGCCAAAGGATATGGGGTTGATATTGGCGTAACCGGCAATGCAATTAAAAGTGCTATTATAAAAGGCATGCCATATAATCTAAAAACGATTTCTAAGGCCATGCAAGATGCGTGGGCACCTGATGGCTTAAACTTATCTGAGCGACTACATAATGCGTCTAGTCGCGTCAAAAACGATGTTGCAGAAGCAATATCCAATGCAATGAAGAAAGGACAGGATACATTAGCTACAGCAAAGACTATATTCGATGGTTATGGTGGCAATTCTGTAATTTCAAAAGCTGAGTTGCCTGATTTTTTGGAGAAGCTTCGCAAGTTGCCCATTCCATTGCCTAATGATGAAGCTGGGAAAGATATGCTTAAATATCAGCTTCGTAAAGTTCGCCGATTAGTTGAGCAAGAAACTACTCCGGGACTTAGAGCTGCATATAGTGAGTTGATTGATGCTGTTGAAAAGAGCAATACAGCTGCTTTAAATCATGCCATATATGTTGCGACTCAGGAAAAGGCTCGTTATCATGCTGAGCGTATCGCTAGGACTGAAAGGGCTCGTGCATATGCAGAGGGTGAAATTGCAAGGCATATGGATGATCCCGATGTAGTTGCATTTCAATGGAAATTGAGCACCCGACATCCTGTGGTTGATATATGTGATGTATATGCAAATGCTGATTTATATGGACTGGGGAAAGGTATTTACCCTAAGGATAAATTTCCTCATTTACCTGCACATCCGCATTGCATATGCCGTATTAAGCCAATTATAGAAGGTATGATTGATACTGCATCGGCTAAGCCAAATATAGAAGCTGGCGGACTAGCGTACTTGAAGTCGTTGCCAAAGCGGGAGCAAGAGCGCATTTTAGGTGTAAATGGTCGCAATTTAGTAATGAGTGGGCACGTATCATGGACTGAGGAAGCTAGGGGCTGGGATGGTGCCGTATTTAAAAGCAGACTGCCTGTTATTGAGTCATTGAAAGATTATATTAAGAATGGAAAAATTAATATTGAGGATCTTTCAAAGCGTAGGGAGTTTGAAACAATAGATGATGTTAGACATCGTGTTATTGATTATATTAACTCACCATACTTTAATAGCAGCTATGTGATGCGACAAAGCATGCATATAAAAGGTGGTAAGCTTTACGATAAAACGCAAAATAAAAGCTATTATAACCATGAAATTCCTCATGCTGATGTTATAAAGGCCATACAGGAAGGCGTTTATAGTGGTATTAGGTTTACTCGAAAGGGCGATTGGAATCATAAAATAATGGTTGATATATCCCCTCATATTGGGTATGATGTAAATGCAAGGAGAGGAACAAAGCAGAAAACTAGCCTTGCAACTGTACATGTATCAGGGAAGGGTATTCATATAGTGCCAAAAGGAAGTGAACGGAAATGACAGAAGAACAACTTTATAAACGCTATAATGAGATTCGTTCAGAAGATGTAGAAGTCAGATTCGTTGACGGGGACACCATGACTGGTAAATTAGATTCGTTTACATCAGGTGTGAATAATGAGCCTGATGAAGCATCAATATATGTTGACGAATATGAATTATATGCCAGCGAAATCGCAGAAATACGAGAAATTTAAAACTTAATTTAACCAATCAAGCACTTGCTTATGCAGGTGCTTTTTTATTTGCCTTTTTAGTATCGCAGGCGAAAAAGAACGAGACCGCAGTCGTGTGGTGTGGCACACGAAAATAAAGCGAAGTGGGAAAGGTATATTTTACAGGAGGTCATACAGATGACAAAAGAGGAATTAATCAAGTTAGGATTAACAGAAGAGCAGGCAGAGGCGGTGACTAAGGATTATGGGGAGAATTATGTATCCAAAAGTCAATTTAACGCTAAAAATGATGAGGCAAAAACGGCTAAGGCGGCAAAAGAAGCCTCCAAACGTTTGCTTGCTGAGGCGCAAGGCAAGTTAGAAAAAATTAACTCCACAGGGATTAAGGATGATGCCGGCATCGTTGCCATGCAGGAACGGATTAAAACCTTAGAAGATTCCGTAGAAGCCGAACGTAAAGCCCGTGAAGATGCTGATGCACAACGTATCCAATCCGAAATAGCTGCAGCAGTTGTAGATTCTTTAACAAAGCGAAATGCTATGGATCCAAAAGAATTTTCCAAATTGATTGTTAGCAAAATTAAGGCCAATGAAGATGGCACTTATGGATATGTTAAATCTGACGGGACCAGCGGAACTGTTGATGATTGCGTTGATGAATGGCTTAAAGGGAAAGACTATGCGATTAAAGATAGTCAAAAACGTGGAAGCGGTTCAGGAAACGGTGGCGCCGGTAATGGTGGGGAAGGCAACAAGCCTGCTGGATTAAAAGGGGCTGTAGCGGCAGCTATTGAAGCCCAACAATGTGAATAATTTATTTAACGGAGGTATTTAACTAATGGCAATTACATTAGCTGAAGCAAAACTTAACGTACAAGACGATTTGCAAATGGGGATTATTGATGAGTTCCGCAAATCGTCCTTTTTATTTGATAACTTAACTTTCGATGATTGTGTATCTCCTACCGGTGGTGGCGGCACGTTAACATATGGCTACACTCGCTTACTCACTCAACCTACAGCAGATTTCCGTGATATTAATTCGGAATATACGCCACAATCTGTTACTCGTAAACGTTATACCGTTGATTTGAAAGTATTCGGCGGTTCCTTTGATATCGACCGTGTAATCGCTAAGATGGGCGGTATTGTTGATGAAACTACCTTGCAAATTGAGCAAAAGGTAAAAGCTGCAGCTGCATTATTCAATGATACGGTTATCAATGGTGATTCAGGCGTTAATTCTAAAGCGTTTGATGGCTTGGATAAAGCGCTTTTAGGTTCCTCTACTGAATACACACCAACAGCAGCAATCGATTTATCTGATAGCGCTGCTATTGATACAAATTACAAAGCATTCCTTGATCAACTTGATGAATTCCTTTTAGCCTTGGATGGCACACCATCTGCAATTATGGGTAATACCAAATTGATTGCTAAAATTCGTGCAGTTGCTCGTCGGTCTGCGATGTACTCTACTAAACTAAACGAATTCGGACAACAAGTTGAATACTATGGCGTAACTCCATTGGTTGATCTTGGTGCAAAAGCTGGTTCCAATGATCCTGTAATTGGCATTAACGGTCAGGGCGAAACATCATTGTATGTTGCTCGTCTTGGCATCGATGGCTTCCACGGTGTTTCTTTGGCTGGCGATAATGTGGTTAATTTGTGGTTGCCTGACTTCACCAACGCTGGTGCAGTTAAAAAAGGCGAAGTCGAAATGGTTGCCGCTGTTGCATTAAAAGCATCTAAAGCAGCAGGCGTATTCCGTAAAATTAAGGTTAAATAAGGAGGTCAATTATGCCGATTATTAAATCTCCAGTACCTGATTATACAGGTCAAACAGGTTCAGTTGTATTTGTGAATGGCGAAGGCTTCACCGAAGATGCCAATCACATTGAGTGGTTTAAAGAGCACGGCTATGAAGTTGTGGAAGATAAACCTGTAAAGGAACCTAAAAATACAACCCCAAAGGCTGATAAAGAGCCTAAGGATGAAAATCCTCCAGACAAAGATCCTGAGGATAAAGAGCCTAAGGATGAGGGCCCTGAGGATAAAACCTCCGGCAAGGGTTCCGGTAAAAAATAATTGCTATGAATAGCCGGGCTATATTTGAAAAGCGTATTCGTCAGGCCGTAAAAGCAAGCACTATAGATGTGAGAGAAACTGCGCAAGAACAACATAGATTTACCTCTCGAACAGGTAATCTTGAAAAGGCGATTGATTATCAAATTTCTAATAGTGGCATGCAAGGGGTCGTATTTCTTGACAGTGATGTTGCGAAATATGGCCCTTTTGTGCATGAGGGAACGCCAGCTCATGTGATTAATCCACGATTCAAAAAGGTATTAAGATTTGTCCCTCGTGGTGGGAATGGCTTCGTGTTTGCTCGGAGGGTATTTCATCCGGGAACGGCACCTGATCCATTTTTATATGACGCCATCGATCGTAAGCGTGGCGATGTATATGCTACATTTGCAAAGGCTACGAACATGGCGCTTGATGATATAAGTGGCAGCGATTGGCTTGGAAAGGCAGACCATGAAATTAGAATTCGATTATAGGGGGCTCAATGTTATACGACTACACGGAAATGCAGTTCACCGATGAGCTATTAGGCAAAGAGGTACTGTCACAACATGTCGAACGTGCTGAGCAAGGTTTATACGCATTCGCTAAACGGTTAAAAGTTCCACAAAACGATGTTATCAGGGGCTATCTAGCAGACGAGCTAGTACAACTATATACATATCGTTTCGTATGCTTTGACAAGGCTTATGCGTTGCCGGGTGCTTATACAAGGGACGGATCGACTGACGATTTCTACAGTAAAAAATTACTATATCTCGATGAACGCATTAAAATTTTAGAAAAGCAGATAACTCCGGAAGATTTAACAGGCGATGCGAAGAAATATGCTCGTTATCGTACCGTTGAAATTTACAGGGGGTAATATGTGGCTAGAATTAATGCAACATATTAAATCTACTATTGAGAATAGCGGTGCTGCATTTAATGTCATGCTAGGTGCTATGCGACCACAGGCAGCAAAGATTGACGAGAATGGGGTTATTATGGTTATTCGTGGAGAAACTACGAGGGGCGATAACTCCGTTCAATCTGAATTGCAACAAGAACTTTACATCGAGGTTTGGGGACGCAATGACAACCCTGACTTGGAAGTCGGTTACGAAGTTATTGCTAATTTCGAGGAAAAGTTCGAGGCAATCATTAATGATCTACGCAAACGATGTGGTGAATTAGAAGAAGAGGCATGTATATTGCAGTCTAATGGCTATCAAATTATAGATTTAGTATGCACAAGTAAAACCGGCGACCATGACAGTGTACGGCCTTTAATAGGTACGCAATATCGCTTTATGGTTCGCCTTATTGATTTAAAAGAGAAAACTAACGGAGGTATTTTCTAATGGCACCAGCTGCACAACCTAAAAAATTATACAAACCGGCTCAAACCGCAATGCCTACTGCCGGCAAGAATTATCTTATTTATTTAAACGTAGGCACTGACGAAACAACTAATGCTGAATGGCTTATTCTAGGTGGTCAACGTAGTGGCGATGTATCTCGTAAGGCAGACGCTATCGACGCATCCAGTAAAGATAGCGGCGGCTGGAAAGTTACAATTCCGGGCCAAAAAGAATGGTCTATCGACCTCGAAACATTGTTAATGCCTAACGAAGAAAGCCTTGTATTACTTGAAAAAGCGTTTTTAAATGATGAAAAAATTCATTTGAAATTTGAATATCCTGACAAGTCTTACATGACTGGCTATGCATCCGTTACAGAATTGTCCTTAAGTACTCCACACGATGATGTGGCTACATATAAAGGCAGCTTGAATGGTGCAGGTCCATTGTCTGAATTGAAAAAAGCCTAATTATTTAAGGAGTGTGCAAAATGAAAAAAATTAATTGTGATCTTTTCGCTACTGGCGAAACTATCTTTTTCAACATTGGTCGTATTGCCGAATTGGAACAGCTATGGGGTGAACCTATTTTTAAAGCTGTGCAAAGTGGCACAATGACATTTAATCAGCTTATTACTGCTTTCGTTGTTGGTATGAAACAACACGGCAAAAAACGTGATTATATCTATTACCAAGATAAACTACAAGAACTCTTTGACGATGGTTCTGTCCAATATAGTGATCTTGTGCAGTTAATTGTACAAGCACTTATTGGTAGTGGTGTATTTGGTAAAGCTGCATACTATGCATTATTCCCAGAAGAGGCTGACGAGCAAGCACACTCCGAAGTTGAGGCTGAGACAGACGCAAAAAACTAGAGGGGGGCTACACAGCCCCCTCTTTTAGTGTTTGGATAACTAAGGCAGAGCGTATGGCGTATGGTCCGCTTAACTTAAAGCCGTGGGAATTCATGAATTTGTCTCCTATGGAGTATTACAAATTGGCCGATGGTTATGAGTTAAGAACGGAAATAGAGGACCGCAGACAAGCGTATTTTACATGTCTAATGACAAACGTACATATCGCTGGCAACAGAAAGCTACGTGTCGAAGACATTATGAAACAATTACATCCTATGTCTGTAGCTAAACGCAAGACCGAAGAAAAGTTATTTATGGAAGAATTCAGACAGGCAGGAGGTGAGATATAGAACTATGGCCGATACTCAAATAAATGTCAAAATTATTGGCTCGTCCAATAGTGCTGAACAGGCACTCGACCGTGTGGCAAAGAAAGCCGAACAGTCGTTAGGCAAAAGCATTTCAGATAGCCTTGATAATGTTAAGGCCAAGGCTCAAAAGGTCTTTGGCGTCGAAATTCCAGGGCTTATGAATGCAGCCAAAAGTGGTGCTGCGTTTGCAGGTGCTGCGATTGGTATTGAGGCAGCCGGTAGAGCATTAAAAGATATGGCCGTAAGTGCGATTAAAACCACCGACCAACTAACCCAGTTACGTGCTCGTATCAACCTTATTAATGACGGTACGCAAAGTACTGCGGAAATTATGGATAAGGTATATCAAGCCGCTAACCGTTCTCGTGGTAGTTACCTCGATATGGCTGATAGTGTTGCAAAGTTGAATATGCTTGCAAAAGACGCTTTCAACTCTAATGATGAGGCTATCTATTTCGTAGAACAGTTAAATAAGCAATTTAAGATTGCCGGTGCTAGTGTTGAAGAAACTTCATCCGCTATGTACCAGTTAACACAAGCTATGGCAGCCGGTAAGCTACAAGGCGACGAATTCCATTCCATTATGGAAAATGCTCCTATGTTAGCACAAGCCATTGCAAGTGAAATGGGCTTGACTGTAGGCCAATTAAAGGAAATGAGCTCGCAAGGGTTAATTACTGCGGACATCATTAAGAACGCATTATTTAATAGTGCGGAAGAAACTAATGCAAAGTTCGCTGAAATTCCTTTGACATTCCAAGATATTGGCACTCAGTTGCAGAATAATCTTATTACAGCCTTTCAACCAGTAATGGAACAAATCGGCTCGATGGCAAGTTCTGATCTATTAACAGGTGTACTCAACGAACTAGCTTTCTCATTCAAAGTAGTGGCTGCGGCTGCACAAGTTGCAATAGCTACTATCAAAGCTGCATTTGCAGGGTTAAGCGTTACTATAGGTGTGATCAAGAACGTTGTAACAAGTTTTGTTGGAGTATTCACAACATCTATGCCAGCCGTTAGGGCTGCGGTAGTAGGTGTTACAACTGCTTTTATCACCTATAAAGCTACATTATTATTGTGTAGCACTCAAACTGCTGCACTTACTGTAAAAGTAATTGCGTTAAAGGCTGCGGAATTAGCATCCGCAACTGCGACAAAAGCTCATGCGGCAGCTATGGCAGTATTGCGTGCTGCAATGGCGGCAGGTGCTACGGCATCCGCTTTACTTGCTGCGGCATTGGCTACAGTAAGGGGTATATATATTGGTGTTCGTAGTGGTGCATTAGCTGCGGCTGCAGCTCAAAAAGTGCTTAATCTCGTAATGAGGGCCAACCCAGTCGGCTTATTGATCTCGGTACTTGTAACATTAGTTACCGTGTTCGCAACTGCGGCTGCGGCTGGCAATGGTTTTGGCAATACTCTAAGCTCTGTATTCTCGACTATCGTTCATACAGCCGTTTGGGGTGTAAATAAAATCATTGAGGCTTTGAACTGGTTAATTGCTAAGCTCAATAGCGTTGGTGATAAAGTAGCCAAATTCTTTGGTGGCACATTTACTGCTATTCAACAAGTAGATACCATTTCTGCTGAAAGTGCACAAGATATTGTTAACACTGCCGGTGATATTATGGGCCAAATTACATCAGGTCTATCTGGTGGCGGTGGTGGAGACATTGACACTAGCGGTTTTGGTGGTGGTGGCGACTACGACACTGGAGGCGGTAAAGGTAAAGGCAAAGGCGGTAAAGGTGGCGGAGGTAAAGGCAGCAAGGGTAAAGATCTTGCGAAAGAGGCCAAACAAGTCCACGAAAAAATCTTGCAATCTTTCCTAGAAATGCAAGGCAATCAAGTAGAACTTATCGAACTTCAATATCAAAAAGAACGAGACGAGCTTGAAAAATCTAAATCAGCCAACGCTAACTACCAACAAGATTTAGAACGACTTAACGAAGTCTATGCAGATAAGCGTATCAAGGCTAAGCAAGAGGAAATGGCAAAATTACGTGCCATTGAAACTGGTATTCGTGATATGCAGAAAAACTTTGCTTTCAGTACTGCTGACAAAGATAGTACTGGCTCCGTATCTCCAGCAATGCAGTTGGCAAAAGACTATATCGACCACATTGATGAAATTGAGGACCGCTACGCAGAAATGTCCGACAACTTCATTAAAATGGACGCTATGCAACAGCAAAAGTATATTGATACTCTAAAACAACGTGGCATTGAATTCGAAATGAGTGGCGAGGGTCAAATCTCATTTGAAAAAATGAAGAATGAAGAATTGCTAGCCCTACAAGAAGAGTACCAAAAGAAAGAGCTACAACAACACATTGATCTTGTGAACGAAAAAGCCAAAATCGATGAGGCTATGCGTACTCAAAACTTCGAGGCACTTCAAGCTGCATTGACTGATGAGTACATCGCAGAGCAACAGCATTATGACTTGAAGAAACAGCTCCTTGAAGAATGGAAACAAGCCGTATTCGATGCTCATTGGAATGGGCAACAAGTTATGTTTGATGCTGCACAAGCCGGTTTAGATAGTTTTCAAAATTCTATCTCAGGTCTTATTCAAGGTACAACAACTCTTATGCAAACGTTCCAAAATCTTGGCAAAGCTATTCTCAAAACTATTGCAGATAGTGTAGCACAATGGATAGCCGGTCAAATCAAACAAGCCGTATTCGGTAAAATGATGGCAGCTCAACAGGCTGCGACTGGTACTGCTGCGGCTAATGCTCAATATCCGGCATGGGCTGCATTAGCACAACAAGTTAGTATGGCAACATTCGGTGCTAGTGCTATCGCCGGCAATGCTGCATGGTCTGCTAACACTGCAGCCGGTAGTGCATTATCGCTAGCAAATAGTGCAACGAGCTTTGCATCCATAGGCGGTGGCCGTTTAGAGTTACCTAAATTGGCGAGCGGTGGTGTTGCTTATGGCTCCACTTATGCTGAAATTGGCGAGGGCAAGTATAAAGAGGCCGTTTTACCTTTAAGTGAAAGCACATACGATGAAATGGGTGCAGGTATAGCACGTGCCGGTGGTGGTGCTGCTGGTGGCATTACGTTTAACGTATCCGCTATGGACGCTCATTCGTTTGGTGATTGGTTAGAGAATTCGGCAGGTCGTTCCTTGCGTCAGTTTTTAGTTAATCAAAATAGGGAATTCGTAGCTACGGAGGGTACATGGTAATGGCAGATTTGTTAAAATTCCCAGATATTAGAACCCTTGCGTGGAAGTCTACAAAGGCTCAGAAATGGGACACCAAAATAAAACGTACAGGGAGCGGTCGAGTACGAACAATGACTACTTGGCAATATCCTCAGTACACTATTACAACAGAATTCGCAATTTTAAGCCCAGAAGAACATAAGCGTCTTATGGGCTTTTATGCGTCTGTTAAGGGTGGTACAGTGCCATTCTTATGGTTGGATCCAGAGGACTACGAAGAAAAGGGTATTCGTTTAGGTACTGGGGCTCAAAATGAATGGCAAGCAGTTCGCTTGTATGGTGATTTTAGGGAACCAGTCGCACATATTGAAAACCTTAAATTATACGCTAATGGCTCACCTGTAAGTGCAGTATCGGATAAGGGCGTTATAAGATTGGCACCGGGGGTAAAAGTGGCACCAACTGCTATTATTACCGCCGACTACACATATTATTGGAAAGTCATGTTCAGTGGCGACTACACTGACGAGGCGGTTTTTAAGGACATATTTAAGTCAAAATCGTTTAAATTGGTTACGGTGAGGTGATTATAAATGAAACAAGTTAGCGAGGCTTTAAGCGTTCATTTAAGCTCATCTCAGACGTTTGTATCGTGCGACTTATATGAACTCAAATTAAAAAGTGGCATTTCTTACTACTGGGCAGACACCGATGTTGATGTTAGCTATGGCGGTAACACATACAAAGGCGATGGGCCTATTATTGTGCGTGAAAAAATTGCTACAAGCAGTACTGTTAGCGTTGATAAATTGAACGTTACCATAACTGCTAACCAGTCCGACCAAATTGGTGGTGTGCCAGTCTTAACTGTTGCCCATAATGGCGGTTTAGACGGAGCCACTTTAAATTTGAGGCGTGCTTTCTTTGGTGATAATGGAAACGTTATCGAATGCATTGATCTGTTCAAGGGTATTTGTGAAGTTACACAGGGTGGTGGCTTTGCATTGAAAATAAATGCAAAATCAGTAGTTCAAAGGCTTAACATTGAATACCCTAACAGACGATATTATCCACAATGCCCATACTCCGTATATTCAAAAGAGTGTGGCGTTGACATTACTAAGTATCGCAAGCGTGTTACTGTAACAGCCGTTACTGGTACCAATACCGTGCAGATTGACACTAGCTTTGAAAAGGGCTTTTATACCGCCGGCGGTATGGAATGGATAAGCGGACCACTATCAGGGCAAGCAACTCAAATTATGGATAGTGCTACGAATACAATCGTTTATATGAGTGCGACTAACACTGCACCTCATGTTGGCGATGTGGCTTACATCTATCCGGGCTGCGATAAAACGCCAGCAACTTGCAAGGCTAAGTTCAATAATTTTAGTAGGAACAGGGCAACGCCTTATGTTCCATTAAAGGAGACAATACGATGAGATTGACAACAGGTGAAATGATTGCCGAGGCTGCAAAGAAGTGGATAGGCACACCGTATCAAAACAATACTATGGTTCATGGTGTTGGTGTCGATTGCTCCTATTTGTTGGTGGCTGCATTGGTTGATAGTGGCCTCATGAAACGAGATGCATTTGAGATAGAAAACTACTCTAACGAATGGCATTTACATCGTAGTGAAGAAAAGTATCTAAAGTACGTTCAAAAAGTAGCTGACGAAGTTCCTATTGATGATATTCGTATAGGTGATTTCTTACTATACCAATATGGGCGGTGCATTTCTCATGGTGCCGTTTATGTTGGTAATAATTTAGTCGTGCATGCGTTTGTTGATCTAGGCGTTATCTATTCATCTATTGACGATGTATTATTCTATGACGCTAAAGGCAGAAGTCGCTTACGTGCAGTTTATAGGTTTAGAAAAGGGGGCAAATAATGGGCTTTCTATTCAGTCGAGGGCATAACACTACCAATCGAGCTGATATGATAGGCGACTTTCAAGTCAATACGGCATCATATGGCGAAGTAGTCCCAGAAGTACTTGGCACTACACGATTGAGTGGCAACATTATTTATTATGATGATTTCACCCCTCATGAACATAAAACCACTACACGAACTGGTAAAGGTGGCGGCTCAAAGCATACTGAAATAACCTACACATATACAGTCGCATGTGCGATTGGCTTATGTGAGGGGCCAATACAAGGTATAGGCAAGGTATGGCGAGATAAGGAAATATACGATTATCCAAATGAAAAGATAGAGCTTACTGCATATAAAGGTGATTACGGACAAGCTCCGTGGCCTTATGTTTTATCTAAGCACCCAGACAAGGCATTGCCTTATAGCGGCTTGGCATATATGGCCGGTGTGGTTGATTTAGGCGAACGAGGAAGTTTACCGCAATACAACTTTGAAATAAAGGGCAAATTGTTGGAAACTGGCGACGGTGTTGATGTTAATCCTGCCGATTATATTGTGCATGTGCTGAAGTCTATCGGCATTGATGATGTTAATATTGACGGTTTGGACCACTACAGAGAATACTGCAAGGCAGCTGATATTCTTATCAGTACACCTCCTGACAGTAAAAGCACTAAGGCTCAAACTGTAATTAATGACATCGCTGAAATTACAAATAGTTTGGTCTTTTGGTCTACAGACCGCCTTAAAATTGTACCGTTAGCAGATAAGCCAATAGGAACATGGACGCCGTATAATCAAATTCAATATAACTTGAATGCAGATGATCTTATCCCATCTAGCGATGGGCAGTTAGTTGTATATAAGAGAAAAGACAGCTCAGAAAGTTATAACCAAGCTACGGTTGAATTTATTAATCGTGCGAATGGTTATGAAAAGGAAACAGTCGCTTTCGAGGTTGTAGCCGATGTGCAAAAAAATGGTTTAAAGCCAGCCTCCAAGAAGTCCGCACATTATCTATATACCAAAGCTAGGGCACAATACTATGCGGAGCAATTAGCCATGAAACGGCTATATGCTAAAAATCAATATACATTCCATTTAGATTGGGCGTTCTGTAGATTGGAACCGGGCGACCTTATTACATTAACCGACGAATTATGTGGCTTAAATAATCAAATTGTCGTTATAACATCTGTATCTGAGGCAGCCGACGGACAGTTAGAAATAACTGCCGAGGGTAAGCCTCCAGGGACATATGCTCCTGCCAAGTACAATGTGCATGAAAATGAACGACCATTTATCGACTATAACCAAGCTGCACCAAGCGTCGATGATGTGGCGATATTCCAAACCGTTGGCGATGTAGGTGGCAATCAAGTATTCGTTGGGGTTAATGCTCCAAGCGGTTGGGGTGGTTGCTCCGTATGGGTATCTGACACAGGCGAGAATTATCGCCGTATTGGATCTATCACTCAACAAGCTAGAATGGGCAGAATCAAAAATGCGTTTGATAAGTCCGCCAATGTGTGTGATGTAGTACTCAATCAAGGTGTGTTGAAAACTGTAACACATGTCGATGCTGAACGTGCCAATACATTGTGTTGGATAAATGGTGAGGCATTGAGCTATGAAACTGTAGAAACTCACCCAGATAACTGGTATACACTAAAAGGTTTAGTGCGTGGGCAATATGGCACTAATGCTATTAACCACAATGCGAATGAAAGGTTCGTCAGAGTTGACGAGGCTTTATTCCGTTATCCTTATCGTAAGGAAGATATAAATAAGACGATTTATCTCAAGTTCACTTCGTTAAATCTGTTCGGTAGTAATGAACAGGGACTTGATGAGGCGCAAGAGTACACTTATAAAATCGTCCCTTACTATATCCCAGAAGTTGATAATTTAACGTTATTCACTAAATATTACGAAATTGGTAACGGTGTATTGTCATTTGATGTAGTGGCTCAATTTGATGTACCTCAAATCAATAGTTTCGATACGGTCGAATTGTGGTACCGTGAGGGCAATGCCAAATGGAAGTATGGCGGTAATGGTAACGGCCAAATCTCTATTAGTGGTTGCGAACTTGGACATACTTACGAAATAAAAGCTATTGTTAAGGACGTACATGGAAATACTTCACAAGGTGTTACAAAGTCCATTACAGTAGCGATGAAAACGGAAGTACCTAATGCACCGCAAGGCTTTTCTATTACGTTTAGTGATAAAGCCAACTTCAACTGGCTAGAAGTTCGTAACGCTGACGTCGATTTCTATGAATTGCGTTTAGATACACGAACAGGTCAAACCGATGGTTTGATTGGTAAAAGTAACAATACTACTTATAGTGGCATGCTGCGTGAACGTAGTGGCAAAGTCTATTTGTACGCACATAACCCATCAAAAGGATATGGTGCACCGGCTGAGGTTACTTATAACTTACCAATTCCACCTAAGCCTACGAATGTCAAATTAACTGGTACTATTAGCGGTATCGGAGTGGTGTTTGAAAGCATTCCAACTGGCTGCAAAGGTGCCAATGTCTATGTTGATAATACAGTATATTTCACATCTACTAACGCAATGAGCATTCCTATCGAGGCCGGTGTATATTCTGTTAGTGTTGCTTATGTCGATATATTTGGTGAGGGGCCAAGAACCGACGCAACTAACGTTGCAGTTAAAGCTAAAATTGATAAAGAGCTACTCGATATGGAAAACCTAGGCCTATCTGATATGGACAAGGCTATCAAAGATCTAAAAGGCGAAGTCGGAACAGTCAAGACCAGCGTCAACGGCTTTGAAAACAAGCTAGTTGACCAAGAAAAGGCTTTTCAACGCTCTATAACCGATTTGAATAGCAATATAAACTCTCAAATCACTCAAATTTCTAAGGGTATTGAATTAAAAGTTACCGACGCACTCGGCAAGCTAGACGGCAAGGAACTCATAAGCCGAATTAACTTAACGCCAGCAGGCACACGCATTGACGGCAGGTTATTGCATGTTACTGGTCAAGCGTTATTTGATAACAATATCATTACAAAGGGTATGCTACAGGCTGGCTCGGTTACCGCCGATAAAATGCAGGTGGATAGCCTAAGCACAATCACAGCGAACATAGGCGACTTAAAGGGCGGCACCATTACTGGTACCGTAATCAAAAACGCCTCAAATACGTTCAGCGTTGACGAAAACGGCAATATCCGAGGGGCTAATATTACTGGCTCTAGGATAGACGCTAACAGTGTATATGCTAATGGCGTACCTCTAAAAAACACGAACTTCATGAGCTTACATGTTGTAAGTGGCCAAAAAATCAACTTGCCAGCAGGTTATAGTTATGACCGATGTTTGTACTATTTAACTAATGTTAGATTATTTACAGATTTTGCCTATAAAATCACTGGACGTTATTTCAATGATGATGATATGAACAGGGTTCATGACTTCAATAATCGCTATTCAATGTACTGGAATGGCAAGCCAGGCGGTGGCAGAATAGACGACCTCGAGGACGGATATTGGCTACACGGCGAGCCGTTGCAAAATCGTGTATTCTTTCCAAATGGCGATGCACCAGCAGGCGGAACATTCTCATTCGGCCGAGGATATGCGAAGAATAATGCAGCTAGTCAAAGTAATGACGGCCGCTGGTATAGAGGCTGTGGTATAACAAAAGAAGGCTATTTCTATTTCTTTTATAATAGTGGCCGATTTGGCTATTATGGCGAGGCCGATTTATTGATAATTTCATTCTGGTAAGGGGGCATTTAGTGGACTGGGTAAAACGACAAAATGAAATCTTACATATAGGCTCTGATTGGCGGCGAGCATATACGCTCGCCACTGATTTGGATATTTCAAGCGGTCAAGCCGTGTGCAAGATTAGAACTGGTCAAGGCAAATTGTTATGTGAGGCGGAAACAGTAATACAGGATAAGACTGTATACGTTACCATTCCGAGCGCTGAAACGCTAAAAATCGACAAAGCCTATAACAAGGGCGAATATGATGTATTCCTTACAGTAGGAACTAACGTATTTAAATTGATCATGGGTGATATAGCATTCATTCGTGATGTATCAATGCATTAATTAAAAGGAGAAATAATTATGCCGAACGAACTTCAAAAAATCTTAGTTGAATTAGCCGATAAGCCTCTAAATATAAATCTAGGCTTAGGGAATAACCCTATTAATTTGCGTATCGATATACCAGGCATTAAAGGCGACAACGGAGAGGACGGCCGCAATGGAGCGGACGGTTTAAGTGCGTATGACATCGCACAATTAGAAGGCTTTAAAGGCTCTCGTCAAGAGTGGCTAGAGTCTCTCAAAGCTAAAGTGGAAGTGAATAATGCACTTACGGCGTTAAAACGTAAGAATATTTATCTTCCAAATGCTCAACTTGATACTATATTAACTAAGCTCATCGAGTTAATGGGTAACAGTATTGATGTGCCTGTTAAGCCGCTTGAATTTGACAAACCTTTAAAAGGACAATTCTACATCAATGTATATGGCACGCCTCATTTTAAAGTTGCCTTGCGAGGCAAAGGTGTAGAAAACGGCGTAAGCCTCGGAGACGACGGCAACGGCCGATTAAATTTAAATAGTCCATTTATGGCCGATGATATTGAACTCGAATATTTCAACCTATTAGATGAGTCTATCGGTACATATCGTGTAGCTGGCTATGCTCCAGGGAATAACGAGTTAGCGGTAATCAACGAATATCAATTTTCAAATGATACAGAAACCATTAATTATGAATTCCCAGAAGTGACAACAGTTGGCGGAAATGCATTCCACAGATACGTTGAGACAATAAAATTACCAAAAGCAGTAAGAATTAATATAGGTGCATTTAATAACTGCACCAGATTAAAAACACTTGAAATACCATCATTTATATTGAAGAGCGATAATAGGGTATCCGTATTAGATTCAAGTGATTTGAGCATACTTGTTGTTAACGAAGAGTCCGACCCAAATGTTGTATTAAATAATGTGAATCCAGTTGCTCCTGTAACCGTATATAATCAAGATAGAACTAAAAAAATTGACAAAGAAACCAAAACTTGGATGCCAGTTTAATAAGGTTAATAATCAAACATAAGGAGAGCAAATGCAAGAATTAACAAATTTTATGAGTGAGGCATGGCGAACTCTTACAGAGTCTTTTGCCATGAAAGCTTTACTCGCAGTAATAGCAGAGGTCGGCATATATATGCTAGCACTTAAACACGTGCAAGTGCTTGGTATATTCATTTTACTGGTATTCCTAGATTTACTGACAAAATGGGCTGCTATTGGTTATCAAATGTTGCTAGACTTAGGGGCTAGCCCAGAGAATATTAGTGGTTCAGACAAGTATATTGCAATTCCTGCTGCATGGGGTAAAGGGCTTATATCCTCCAAACATATGCGAAAACCGTTTGTAACAAAAGTATTAACATATTGCCTAGCTACTGCCGGTGCATGGTGCTTTGACTTTATGGCTGGCAATTATGCGTTTGCAGTCAATTTAGTGTGGTTGTATCTTGGCTCCGTTGAGTTCCTATCTATATTGGAAAATATGCGAGACGGTGGCAATAGTACTATTTCAGGTTTATTGGAATTAGTTCAAAGTAAGGTTGACGCATTATTAAAGAAATAACGTTTTATGTGAGGGCTACATATGTAGCCCTCTTTTAATTTGAAAGAGGTGCATATA